ACGTTAATGCCTTCGATCTTCGTGCCGTCTGCGTTTGCCATCTGCATGGTGCTGGTTTCAGACCAACGCATCTGTGCCTTCGTCCACCAGATCATTGCTGTCGTGTCACCGGCCTGCGCCTTGTTGAACAGCGTGTCGGCTATCGCAGAACTGGCCTCTGCCTTACCGAGTGCCAGTTCAATATCGTAATATTTTCTGAGCGTTGGCTCACTGATACCGACAAGCGCACATATTTGCGAGTGTGGCAGTCCTAACCCGCTGGCGCGTTGCACCTTTTTTCGGTGTGCTTCTGTCGGTTCATGCGGTGGGATCATAAGTTCTTTTTATTAACGAAAAAAAGAAGCACATTTTTTAATGGTTTGTTTCATTTATTCTCGTCCTATGATGTTCATGTGCTTGGGGTCAAATACAACGAAATTGCTTGTGCCTTTGCCGCCTGCGCGGGAGCCGCCGTCTAGGTAGCGGATGCCGGGGATGCCTGCGTCTTTCAGAAATTTGCTTGCCTTATCTTGACTGCCAAATAACGCGGTCAATCTAGTATATGCACCTTCACCCGTATTCACGGACAACATCCGGTCGATGTCCTTTTGTGAAAGGTCGAAAACAGCATCGCCAGTTTTTAACACCCACGGCGCAATGCTTCCCGGCTTTGCCTTTCCATCAGCATTGCTCAGTATCTTGCCGCCCCCACTCATATCTAATCCGTGAGCAGAAACAGGCTTATTCATGTGCGGAGCAAGCGCCTTCTGCACCTCCGCGCTCTGCTGACTCAGCGGCTTGTCCCAGTCCAGCATCTTTGCTATGTGTTCGTCGGGTAAATCAACTTTATATAACGCGCCACCTTCTACGTTAGTCGGAGCGCCCTGCTTAATCAACGATTCACGCATCTTCGCTTTAGCCGCAGGCGTGTCATAAATGCGTTTCATTTGTTCGTCAACAGCAGCAGTCCAATCTCCGGTTTTCTGATACAAATTCTGCAAATTGGAATCAACAACATTTGGTTTGTGAGAATCGGCAAGTTTTCTTTGATACCCCCTCGCCACTTCCGGATGTTCTGCCAAATAACCAGCCCCAACACCGTAAGCCTGCGCCCCCTCGCCTGTGCCAATCTTTGATGCATCAAACTCACCCAGCGGATTATTTGCAGTTGGCGGGAATCTATGGGGGGTGCCGTGATATACGTGCATCGGCAAGATGCCGCCAGACCGCACCAGATAATTCTCAATTGCTTGCCCAGCCACCGGCGCCGCTGCCCTGCCTACAGCTTCAGCCCCTTGTCCTGCTGCCCGAGCTGCTCCCATAACAGCCTTTGGCGGGGTCAGCCCGGCAAGAGTCTCAAGCATCGGTCGTTTGGTTTCTGACGATAACCCGTAATATTCCAACGCCCGACGAATTGAATCAGAGCCGCCAACGGGTTGCTCTGCTCCCAGCCCGAGGGATTGGAGGACGGTATTCACGAGATCCACCGGCAGACCTGCGGTGTTGGCAATTAACCCGCGGTTAATGAGATCCGGTATTGCGCCACGATCACCCATGCTGCCTAGTTCTTTTGCAAACTGGGTGTTGGCTGCCTGCATTGTTGGTCCAGGCATTGACCGCTGCGCCACGTTTGCCCTGCGACCTTGTGCCAGAAAATTAGGGTTAGCAGTCGCTGGCCCGAGGTCGCGGTAATATTGCTCTAGGGCATTTACAGACTCGGGCATAGAACCTCAATGGCAACGGCGACCGCCGGGAGAGCGCCCGCAACGCTCAAGCCGCCGTTTAGCGGGGGAGTGCGTATCACGGAGGAGATCAACGCAACAACAGATTAGTGCTTAAAAAGTGTGCTGTCAAGAGAGGTCCACGACGCGCTGCACATAGCGCCCTTTTACGTTCTTACGCCAGCCGTGAACTTCGACCCGCACCCCAGCTTCCCGCACTCGACCAATGGTTTCCGAGTCCGTAACCTTCTTAACCCGATTGGACACGCCCTCGCTGGTGACCTGGACCGCGAGCACCTCGCCGCGCCGGATGGCCAGCAGGTCAGCCCAGCCCCACAGATCCTTGCGCGTTCGGGTAAAGCTGTTCCATTTTTCAACAACCTCAACCAAATACCCAAGATCCCGAAGAGCCTTCAAACTGCGCTGCGTTGGTGTCATGTGATTTGCCTATTTTTTAATCAATAAAAAACACTCTTGTTCCACTTCTTGTTCCACCTATAGGAAACAAAGGATGGAACAAATCCATCCTTTTTTGTTCTAAACCCATATAGTTTGTTCCGCACTTTTTTCTGGAACAAAACAGCACTAAACATTTGAACATATTACCTTTTACTGCATTTTCATTTTGGAACAAAACACCCTGTTTTGTTCCATTTTTCAGATCACTTTATAACGTGGAACAAACGCGGAACAAAAAATACACTTTTTGGCACACTTTTCAGACACCGATTTCAGCCTTTCCAGCTGCCGTTATTTTCCAATTTTTACGCACCTTTCTGACCATCTTATCGGCCTTCAACTGGCTCAAAGTCCGGCTGACCTTTGACACCATCGGCTGACCATTGCGATCGTTCCAGCCAAGCAACCCAGCCCACTCCCGCAGCGTTGATTTGGGGCTGGAATTGACAAGCGTCAGCAGGCGGTTTTCTTCCGATTCGGCCTGTTCTTCAAGCAATTCGGATTCATTCATGTCTAGCGGTTTGGCAATAACGGAGGTAATCGGCGTGCCAAAGTTGGTCTTAATATCGGGAAAAACGAATACATCAAGTTTGATCTTGACCGGCTCAAAGTCGGCGCCGCGGATCTTGTTCTGCGACAGGCTGACCACGCCGCCGGAGTTCCAGGCGGTCAGGTTGCCGTCCAGTTCGTTCAGGAATGCCGAACCGCCACGCGGTAACAGACCCTCTGCGCCCTCTGCAGCGCGGTTTGGGTGGCACAGCACCGCCACGGAGGGCAGACCTACCAACCGCGTTAATGAGCGCAGCTCAAGCGCCTGTGCATATGCCTGCGTGTTGTCGTTTTCCTCGTCCCCGGTAAAAAACGAGGTTTTGCCGTCCACCAGCACCAGATCAAACCCGCCGACCGACTCCGACAATTCCATTAATTCTGCAAAATGTTGGGAAATGCTGAAAGACCGGCTGACAAAGGTGACATTGTTAAAGGCTTGCGGCAGGAACATGGATACGCAGTAGGCTTTAATCCGCAGCCGAATGTCCTCAGGATTCTCACCGGCCAGATAGAGCACTTGACCAACTACCGACTGATGCCTGCCGAAAGGCTTACCAGCGCCGACGCAGGCGGCCAGGCTGACCGCAATGGCGGTCTTTCCGGCGTTGCTCTTTCCGGTGATGCCGTAGAGGTAGCCGCGGAGCAGGACGCCTTCGATGGTGTATTCTGGCGGTTTAAAACCAGCCACGAACGCCTCGCCGGTTTCGGCTATGAGCTTGGAAACTGGTGCGGATGCCTGCGGTGCCGAGCTGGTGCCTGCCATAGGATTCTTCCACCCGGCAGACTGAGCGCGGGAAAATAGGGTTTTAATCGTCACGCCGGCCGACCGCTTGGTTGAGAAAGACAGCCACTTTGCCCGCTGCACCTTGTGATCGAACTTGCCCGACCGGCCAGACCATTCAACCCACACCTGATAGGCCAGATCGCCCAACCCGGTTGCGTGCAGCGCCATGCCCGCCTCGATCCACTGGTGATAGTCCTCGGCATCTAACACTGTAAGCGCAGCCGCGGCCTCGGCGAGCTGCACCGGCAAGGTGTAATTGCCGAGATTGGGAGAGCTGGGCCCCTCTGTTTTCGCTGCTGGCTCCATGAGCATCCGTTCCAGCCAGACGGGTGCGCGCGCCGGTGTAAACCCGGCCAGCAGATCCAGCCCATCGTCCCAGGCATACCGCCGCCCAGAATGGTGGATGCTGGGCTCGGCCACGATGTAACCGTTCGCCTTGACATCGATACCCGGCGCCAGCTTGCCACGACACCGCCTGACAGCCTCGGCATCTATCCTGACCAGATAGTGCCACCCGTTACCGCTGCGCTGCGTGGGAGTCTCTGGAAGCGCCCCGTTAGCATGTATCAGCGCGTCCCAGCTCAAGTGTCCGAGGTTGCGCGTGTCTACGTCGAGCGCCACGCAGCCGGCATCTCCCATAGCCAGCCCAATGTTGGCGGTCGGCCACTTAGACCACCAGCCGCGGATCGTCATCTCGTCGGCACTGGCCTCGGTCGCACCGTGTGCGGTCAGCGGATGCTTGCCGGGCGACCGGCAGTCAGTGTCGCCGCAGGTGCACACGCCTGCGCGGATTCCATTCAACGGCAGCACGCGAAAGCCGCGCAGCGCGTATTTAAGCGCGGCATCTAATAGAACCTTTGGATGCAGCTCGACGATGGGATTATTCTCGGTCATCTCGTAATCCTCGTCCGATACTCGCACCAGTCGCGCACAGTCCACATGGACACATCATAGAACGCTGCAATCACGCTATACGCCCTGCCGAACCGCTGCCGCTGTTGTCGGGCTTCCTGCACTATGCAGAATGGTATTTTTGCTTTGTGGTGCATGTTATTTCCTCTACTTGTTGAATGCGTTTACCGATCCACGCCATCACCGGCACCGCCATTGAGTTCCCCAGCGCCTTATACCTAGGCCCATCGGCAGCTGGTTTGTTGCGGTAGGGAACCTGCGTGTAGTCGTCCGGGAAGCCTTGCAGGCGCTCGCACTCGCGCGGGGTGAGGCGGCGCACTTGCATGGCCAACGGCGTCCCTCTCCCCGTCCCGTCCTCGCTGGCGTCGAAGGATTCGCCGCGCAGGGAGTGCGTCACCAGATCGGTCGCGTCCTTGTAATCCCGCTGCTTCATCGTCGAGGCCGTGTCATCGTTAACGTATTCGCCAAACGCAACCTGACGATGAGCTTGAACAATAGCAGGTAACGGTCTGCCGCCACCGGTCGGCGAACCTTTCAGCAAAGGGCCAGTAGGGCCAGTAGGGCCATGACCGTTGTTCTCGTAATCAATCCCGCCAATCAATTCTTTTGTATCGTAGTCTGCGCCACCTGTTCCAAGGCTTGCTGTAACTGTTTTGGCAACTCTTTTCCCCGCTTCTCTGCTCGGCGGAGTATGCCCCTGCAAGCTGTGGCGCTCAAAAAAAACCGCGGCGGCACGTTGCCAGTCTCCAATATGTCCGACAACGAACACGCGACGGCGGCGCTGTGGAACTCCAAAGTGCTGAGCGTCAAGAATTCGGTAGGCGAACCCATACCCGAGTTCCCCCAGCCCTTGAAGGAGGGAGGCAAAATCGTTTCCTCCGTTACTGGATAACACGCCGGGGACGTTCTCCCAAACCACCCACTTGGGCCGATACTTTGCAGCAATGGCAAGATACGTAAGCATGAGGTTGCCACGCGGATCGTCCAGTCCTTTTCTGAGTCCTGCGACGCTGAAGGACTGACAGGGGGTTCCGCCGACGAGAACATCGATAGCTGCATCAGGCCACTCCTTAAATTTGGTCATGTCGCCCCAGTTCGGAACGTCTGGGTAGTGGTGCGCCAACGCGGCGCAGGGGAACGGCTCAATCTCAGAAAATGCAACAGGTTGCCAGCCTAACGAATGCCAGCCGACTGTAGCCGCCTCTATTCCAGAACAGACTGACAAGTAATTCATTTCCCCGCCTTCCGGCGCCCTCGTTCCAGCGCCAGGAACAGGCGATCCGCAACAATCACGCGCCGGCCGACCACCATCTTAGTTGTCACTTTCCCTTGATTAATCAGCGTATTGACCCACTGTCGACTGACATTTAGCCTGGTTGCGGCCTCTTTGACCATAATATACATAACATCCCTCTGTTGACCAAAAGACAAGAACCGCACAATACCACAAATAATTTGAATATTGTTGTTGACACGGCGTAAACACCGGAATATTATCCGTTTCAGCAGGTGCAGCAAAACAACCGACCAACCGACCGACACAAAGGAAACAAAATGAAAATCGCAACCTACGAGCTTAATATTGAAGTCGCTTCCGATCTTTACTCAGCCGGTTTTACTGTTGACGGTGACGAATACATTGCAGAGTTTTATTACATTTGCGCCGAAGATACAGACGGCAACCGTTATCGCATCGGCGCATTCAACGGCGCCAAAAAATCATTTGATAACGAAGAAGGCGAAGTGCATTTTGAGGATACGCGCAACGAGGCTTATACAACCGCCCGTAAGTTGTTGCTCCGTATCAAAGCCGCTGGCGTTATCGACACTCAGTTTTGGCGCGAAGATCGTCCGGTTTACGGTTCAAAAGCGTATCAACAGTATGGTCAGGCCGACGATATAGCCTGGGAAAATAAATTCGCAGCTTAACAACCGCCGCGCCCTTCGGGGGCGCACTCAACCCACCAACTCACCAACCAAAAGGAAATACAAATGAAGATCAAAATCGTAGAAGCAAACAGAGTGGCAATCAACGCACTGCTAGACAAAATCAATGGCAAGTCGTACTCGCACACGGCTTTTCACAAACACATTTTCGATCTTGCCGCATCAAGCGAATTGCAGCTTGAGAAATTCGAGATTGCAAAAAAAGATCGTTCCGGCGCAACCGCGTCGGGCATGTCCGGCGGCAACGTGCCGAGCGCCTACAAATACAGCCGCATCATTAATGATTACACGATCGAACGTGGATCTTCGGACTGGTTTTTGATTGCAGTATCTAAATATGCAAATTACGGCAACGCGGCAAAACCGCGTTTGAGTCTGACCACCGTTCAGCGCGACATTGCGGTGTCGAAATTTACCTCGCAGTTTTCAGTGCAACCTGTTGTTGAGATGGCGGTGGCAGCATGAGCGCCCCCGAACGCTGCGCATGCGGGAGCGAGGACTGCCCCCGCTGCTACCCCCTGAACCGCAAACAAGCAACAGTCACCGAGCGCGACCGCGCCGACGCGCTTACCGACATCGTTGATGAAGTAATGGACTATGGCCGCTTCCCGCGTCGTGGCCGGGCTCGAGTGGATCTCTACGAGTTCGTGTCGGAGAACTTGGACACCAGCTATGCTTTTGAGCTCGTTGTAGCCGTTTTGAGCAGCGACAAAGAGACAGTGCAAACACGCATCAGTCGCCTTTACGATCAAGTGCAGGAAATGCTGAAAAAGCACTATATCGACACCGACATCGTAGAAGAACTTGCGCAAGAAATCGCAGACGCAAGCGAAGAATGAACTTCCTAGAAATCACAGGCGCGGCCGCGTGCGCCATCGCAACACTCGCGGCAGGTTGGATTTTCATCGTATTACTTTTTAGCTTTTAATCGGAGGATTTATGGCAATTAATCTACAGGCAATTTCCCGCAACACCACACTGGCTCCGCCACGCATTATGGTCTACGGCCCTCATGGGCTGGGCAAGACCACGTTTGGCGCCAGCGCCCCCAGCCCGATCTTCATCTTGACCGAGGATGGGCTGGGCAGACTGGAGGTGGATCACTTTCCGGTCGCCAAGTCCTACAAGGATGTGCAGGAGGCACTGACGGCGCTTAAGGGAGATCACGACTTCCAGACGGTTGTGATTGATTCTCTTGATTGGCTGGATAACCTGATATGGGAGCAGATCAACGGCCAGTATGAGGCTAAAGACCTTGCATACGGCAAAGGTGCGGTGATCGCCGCCGACCTCTGGCGCAAGGTGCTGGAGGATCTGAACGCTTTGCGCGCCAAAGGCATGGCGTCTATCCTGCTGGCGCACTGCGAAATCAAGCGGTTTGACTCGCCAGAAGTTGAGCCGTTTGAACGCTACCAGCCCAAGCTGCAAGCCCGGTCATCGGCGCTTGTTCAGGAATGGTCGGATTGTGTATTTTTTACAAATTACAAGACCATCGTCAAATCCAGCGATGTGGGTTTTAACAACAAAGTCAGCCGCGGCATCTCGACCGGAGAACGCCTGCTTTACACCAGCGAGAAGCCGGCCTACCTTGCCAAGAACCGCTACAGCTTGCCCGATTCACTGCCGCTTGATTGGTCACAACTGGCAGATGCAATGACGACCACCGAAGAACCCAAACAATCTAAAGGAAAATAGCATGGCCACAATCAATTTCAACGCAGCAAACGTCGAGCCGCAGCAGTCTTTTGACGCGCTCCCTGCCGGTCGGTATGAAGTGATCATTACCGACAGCGAAATGAAAGACACGAAAGCCGGCACCGGCGAGTATTTGCAGTTGACGATGGAAGTCATCGGCGACAGCAAG